AGTTTAGTTTTTTTAGGATATTTAAATTGTTTCCAGTATTTAGCTTGTGCCGCAGTTTCAGCACATCTCATCCAAACATCAGGTACTATAAATTCATCTGGTTCTATTACACTAACCCAATAGCGTAATCTTTCATGGTCATATGCTTCTCCTAATTCATGGAGTGAATTATCCATTATAATATAACGACCATCTGCTTTGGCATCCATAAAGTATTGTAGATATTCTTCATCTTGATCAAACAAGTGAGGTAGAGCATAATCGTAATCATTAAATTCAGGGGATGCTGTTAATAAACAGCGAGGTACTTCATGTGATACTTTCATTTATGTAACTTTTTTTGGTCGTCCTCTACGCTTTAATGGAACAGGTATATGGACTATTTTATACTTTTCTTCTATAATATAATAAAGATCTATCAGGGAGCCACTACATTCTAACATTTCTTTTTCAACTTGTTCTCTATTACATTTGAAATATTTTGTAAATTCAACTGTTAAAGAACGTAATCTCTCAGCTTCATCTTTTTCGAAATCCTCAATTAGACGTTTTCTTCGTGCTCTAATAACTTGGGTTTTTTCAAGGTATTTAGCATAATCCATATCACATTCTTTTAATATATCATTTAATTGATATTCAACTGAATATTGTTGGGCTTTATAACATGAATAATCAAAATCCCCATTAAATATACGATCACGTAATGGTTGACGATTATCAAGTGGTTTGTTTTTTGGTTGGTAACTCCTCCACCACCTAAATTGGTTGTAATTTATTTTTTGATATTGAGATAATTGCTTATCTACTTCTTTTCTTGACATGGGTATATCAAACATAAACTTTATTTTAAAACTATTAACAAGGGCAAACTACCCATAAAGCAAAATATAATGTATAAAATATTGCTGCGATAAACAAAAAACCTGATACTGTATCGATTTGAGATTTGTACTTTTTGATAAATTTTTTCATGACCTTTATTTTTTTCTATACCTAAATATACGAACCCTTATTCAGGTATCCACATATTACACGAATAACTTCCAATCTTCTTCTGCCTTTTTAGCATCAATTTCATATGGGTGATTACCATAAGTATAACCCATACTATAATATCTTTTCATCCAAGATCCAGATTGTAAATAATGTATATATTCATGAATAACTCCTCTAATTACATCCTCAACGCTATCATTAAAGTCTGAGTATATAAATAATTTGTTTTCTTTACGGTCAAACTCAGCATCTGCGGGATCATCACCTTCCATATCTGGTTCTCCACTTAATCTAGCAAATATATTTTTATGTACTTCAATTGGTGGATATTCTTTTTTACCTAAACCATAATATGCTCTAATATTAGGATATACTTTATTTGCTATTTGTAATATTTCTTTACTTTCCATTTTCTTTATAATCTATAAAAAATCCAACTGCTACTATAATATTCATACCTATAGAAGCTCCAATTTCTATTAAATCATGGAAATTATGAATTGATAAATGAATATGACCTACTACCCAAAAGGGAATAGCTAAATTTTGACTAATCCATATTATAAGAAATTTTAAAAAACTTTTCATTAGTATCTTTTAGTTAAATCATCTAACTTATCTTTAATAGATTTTTTTTCTTTAACCAATTTATTTTTCCATTCTTGAGTTAATGAATTATTTTTTTCAATATTTTTAATTTCCTGAAGTCTTCTTTTAGCTATTTCTTCATCTATTTTATTAATAGCTCCATCTTTATTTAAGTCTAATTCTGAATAGTGTTCTCCATCATTCCCATTTTGACCTATAATTTCCATTCTTTTTTCTGCTGCTTCCCAATCTTTAATCTTTTCAAGATTATCTAAATTTTTCATAAATTCATCCTGAGTTTTTATCTCTTCAGCATCTTTAACTTCAATCTCTTCTAAGTCGTCCCCTGGGTCTTCTTCTTTAAACTCTCCATATAAATTTTGTTTATACTTTCTTTTTGGGTAAGCTTTATCAAAAGCAAAGTTAGCAGCTACTACAAGAGATATAGCCAAAGGATCAAATACAAAAATTATAATAAGTAGTAACCAGTTTATAATTTTATCCATAGATATACCCGTTAAACCCGATAGATACTGCAGGGGTCCTAATTCTCCAGCGATCTCGTTGTTATTATCTAATTCTAGCACTTGTAGTTGAAATTTTTGTAGACTATCGGATGCTATTGTTCTTTTTTCTTGTGCCAACTTACGATTTTCCTCCTCAATATTAATACGATTTTGCGCCATTCTAAGCTCAGTTGTGGAGATTGTTTGTCTAAAGCCCCCAGATACCGTGGTGTCTCGTACTTGGATGGACGAAGCTTTTGCATTAGATAAAGTACTAATATTACTAGATATTCTTTCAATTTCCGTATCATATCTTGTTACATCATTTTGGTAAAAATCTATTTTTTGTTGTATAAATCCTTTTTGGTTTTCTACTGCTGTAAGTTTAGAATATGTTTCTTGGTAAGCAGCACTTAAAAATCCATAAATGCCCATACTAGTAATTAATACTAATATAACAGTAGAAATAGATAAATAAGTTCGTAATGTTTTATTGATTGTGTCCCAATATTGATACAAAAGTGAAGCTGTAACTAATTTAGCAAATTCTAATGAACCCGCCATTATAATAACCTCCAAACTAGCTCCAGCAAAAAGTTTGCTCAAGCCACTAACTGAATAGAAAGCGGCCGAAGCTGAAACTGACAGGGCAGAAAATCCGATTAGGAATGGGAACATTCCTTGTTTTATCTTACCTAGCACCCCCAAAGTATTCTGTTGCGTGTCCTTCATTAATTAAAGTTTTATTTACATCTACATCTTTTACAAATATAGTCCCTAAACATCTACCATATTTTCCAACCCCATGGGATTGTAAAATAAAATCCCCCTCTTCTAATAATTCAATTAATCTTGCTTTAGCAGCTAGTCCACGTTTTTTTTCTTCTAAATCTCGTGTGCGGGATTCAGGAGCATTCATCCCCATCATTCGAACTCTTACTTTTTTCCAAGTATCAAATCCTAAGTCTACTAAAGCATCGACAGTATCTCCGTCAACAACTCGGTCTAATTTTGCGTTGTATCTATACATGGTTATAAATATAATAAAAAAGTAGGAAGGGGGCAAGCTATTTTCTAGTGCCTTTATGTTTATCTATATTATCTAAAATTTGGTTTAATATTTCGCCCTTAATAAATCCTGCCATTGATGCATTTTTAACTGTACTTATTAATTGAAATATTACTAGAGGCATAAGCATGGTTTCACTTAACCATCCAGCCCCTGGAATACTTTTTTCTATAACTAATATTAGGGTTAACATAATAACCCAAAAAATTAATGTCCTTAAAATTTTAATTGCTTTATAAGTTTTAAAACCTTCTCTTTTTACTCCAGCTATTATACCAAAAAACCCATCAGCAAATACTAAAGTAGTAATAGCCAGATATTGTTCTGCATTTTGCATTGTAAGTTCCATAAAATAAGAACATATAAATCCTATGGACATACTTGTAAAGGCTAATATGGTTTGTGTTGTTTTCAATTATTAACTTATATCGTTACTTTCTAATAATGTATATGTAAATGAGTTACCCCATATTTCTCTAGCTGATTGGCAAACATCTAAAAATTCATGCCAATCATCATTATCAGCTATAACTTGACACCCAGCTGACCATTTATCTACTCTAGTAGATTTACCTCCTGATCTTCCAGTTGCTCTATGAATATTAATTCCAAATATACCTTCATCTACATTTTCTTCTAGTAGATCATATTTACCATCTCTATTATTATCACGATAAACTTTAACTGGTTTCTTTTGTCCTAAAGCTAAATATTTACCAGCATGAAGTCTTAGTTTGTGTGAACCCCTATATTGACCTGGTTTAAGAATAGCAACTCCTTTATCATTCATTACATTTTCAACCCAATGTGTCCCAGGATCTGTAGTACATTTAAAACAATGAAATTGCCACTCGCCTTCTATTTTATAAGATAAAGTAATACAGTCATCAAATGCGTTAGTAACTCTATTTTTGGTTTTTGAATTTCTAATGCCAATAATGTTAACATCATAGTCTCCTCCTGTAAAGTATTTATAACCTTTACTAGTCATAGCGGCTTCTACTTGTTCTCTAGTGTAACAACTCATAATTTATTTTATTTTGTGAATAGGAAATTAACTGATAATATAATAAGTCCTGAAAGTAGTAATTTCATTAGAGGGTCTTTTTCGCCACTAACTACTTCTTGTGGTTGTGGTGGTTTTTGAGTTGTTGGTTTAGAAGTAGCGCAACTAGGTACTAGAAGCATTATACAAAATAATATTGATATTATATTTTTTTTCATTATTTTCTATCTCCAAATATTTTTCCAATTTCAGCAATACCAAAGCTACCTAAGGTAATAAATAAAAAGGAATCATATATAAATTCATTAATTACTAAATCTTTACCAAAGTATCCTGTTACTAAATCTACTACAGCAAATATAGTCATGATAGCAAATGAAGCAAAACCAACTACAGTTTTTTCATTTATATCGTTTTTATCATTAAAAATGTCTTTAAAGGCCATCCACTTTTGTTTTAATTTATTTAACATAAAATAACAATTTAATTAGTAACTAGTTTGTCAATTATAAATATTAACTAAAAAGCGCTCATTATAAGTTCGTCAATGTAATCTTGAAGTTCTTCTCTTGTTGCTGCCATTTTAAAACTAATATCTGCTTGGTATCTTTCAACTTCTTCTCCATCCTGAAATATTAATATAGTTGGAACAACAACAACTTTAAATTTACCTGCGTCTTCAGGTTTTGATCCTATATCATATTTTTTAATATCACAATCTGATAGTTCATTTACCCATTTTATTTCATTAGATGCATTCCAAGCAGCATTAAAATATTTAACTTCTACTTGGCTAAACATAGTTATAGAAGAGAATAATAAAATAGGTAATATTAAAAACTTTATCATAATAAATTTATCTTAGTTTATCAATCTTCTCCTCCATTCTAACAAGACGTTCTTTTAGTTCCTTTACATCTTCTTGAGTAGACATAATTGTTTGACGGATTAACTGATCTTTCATATCATATTCCATTCTCGTAACATCTGGTGGAGGTGGAACTGGTAGTTCTTTTGCCTCATCTATATCTGCTTGTAATGCAAACCACATTCCCACTACTGTAGCAATTCCGAACGCTATACCTATTAATGTCTGTATGCTAATATTAAAGCTAGTGTTTTCGCTTAATTCTTTTGCCATTTTTAAAAAATTATATAATTGACTCCCATTGAAAAATTGTGCCAATTTCTATTCCAATATTTATTGTATGTTCCTTCTGCAAATAATCCTAATGACTTAGTTAATTTATAACCAAATATTAAACCTCCAGAATAGTCCGTCCATTGACCTCCATTATAATTATGAAAAGAAAATGTATCACCACCTTTTATATGTATAGGCATTACATTACCCCAAGCATGTAACCAGAAGTTTTTAGTGTATTTATAATAATCGAAACCGAATATGGCTGAATATTCTAATCTTAATGGAGCTTGGTCTTCTTTTTTCTCTACGTAATTAACTAATACTTGAGGAATAATTACTTCTTCCCATACTTCGGTACTCGTTGCTACTACTGCTCCTTGAGGGTTAAGATATTCTATATCTCCTCCTCCGTTAAAGTTTACATTATAACCTTCCTGTAGAGCTAAATAGGTGTAATGTAAATTACCATTACTTAACATCCACTCTTGTAAAGGATCGTATCCATAAGGTTTAGAGAGCCTTTGTGCAACCCCTAAATTAATAGAAAGTTCTTTAGTTATATTATGTTTATATCTTTGAGAAGCTTGAAAGTACTCTATATCAATAAAACCTCCTACTAGATATTCTACTTTAGCTACCCAATTATCAGCTACATATCTTAAAAAGTGATGCTGGTCTAAATATGTTTCGCCTTGTATTCTTCTATAATCAGCTTCAAATAAAAATTCAAATCCTTTTATTTTACCTAATGTGGCATTATCTGAATATGATTCTTCTGTACCATTATAAAATACATTAGCTCTATTTTCATATTGAAATCTAGCTATTTTTCTTATACCCAAAGATAAAGAGTAGTCAAATGGGGTTTCAATTACATCTTGAATTAAAGTTCCAGTATTAACTGAGAATTGGTTTTTGTCTGCAAGAGATGTGCCCCCATTTACTGCAGCGAATATGGTTGAAAATTTAAAAGTTTTTTTTAATTCTTTTTTAAATTTAGATTCAGATTCTTGACTAAAACCTAAAAATGGGAGTACTAAAAGTAGTATTAATAGTTTTTTCATTTTATTCTTTAATTATTCTTT